ATTGGGAAGATTTTCCCTGAAAATGGCTCGGCCAAACATTATTTGGACTAAAATGGATTTTAATGACTGAATCAACTGAGATCGCCCGAGTCAGGGACGAATCGGCTTACCGAGGTGTGCCAAACCCTCGAATTCACACACAATTGACCGATTTACCTTCTCACGGCGAGCAAATGATTAGGTTTTGTGAGGAAATTGGCTTTGAGTTGCTTCCTTGGCAACAATGGCTGGCTCATCACTCGCTTAAATACAAGCCAGACGGTCGGTGGGCTCATCCTGTGGTCACCTTGCTGTGTGCAAGGCAACAAGGAAAGAGTACGTTTATGGCGCTTCAAATTTTATTTAGGATTTACGTTCTCAAAGAGAAGTTACAAGTTCACACAGCCCACAAGCTCACAACCTCAGCCGAACTCTTTTACAAGATTTATGGAATTATCGAACAGACTCCTCGATTAGCTGCTGAGTTCACTAAGAAGCTGGAAAGTAAAGGATTTCAAGAATTACAGTTCACCGAAGGCCGTCGATACATAGTCCGAGCTAATAACTCAGCTGGTCGAGGTATTGCCGCACCTGAAACCATTCACTTAGACGAAGCTCGCGAATATAAGGATGAAGATGTCTGGTCTGCCCTGCGTTATACCCAAATGGCTAGCCCGAATCCTCAGATATGGGTTTATTCAAATGCTGGCGATCAACATTCGATAGTCTTGAACAAATTACGCGAGCGAGCATACGCCGCAATTCACGGCAACTTTGACGATATTGGCTGGTTTGAATGGTCTGCACCAAACGGACTTAAATTTGATAACTCACCGGACTTTTGGCTAGGTGTCTGCCAAGCTAACCCGTCACTTGGCTACACAGTTCATCCCGACAATATCCGCGCTGTATTGTCAGATCCCGAAGATATTGTGCGCACAGAAGTTTTATGTCAATGGGTTGATACGATTAATCCAGTCATCAGTCCGTCACAATGGGAAAGCTGTAAAGTTGAGGGACTTCGGCTCAACCCTGAATCTGATACTTGGTTGGCTATCGATCTCAGTCCGGATAGAAAACAAGCTGCATTAGTAGCCGCTCAAAAGTTAGAAGGCGATAAATTCCAAGTCATCCTCTTGCAGACTTGGCATAACCCAGCTAACTTGGACGATAAGGGCTTAGCTAATGATGTGGCTGAATGGGTAAGAAAATATCCGGTTCAGTTGGTTGCATACAGCGCCCGTACCGCCTCTGCGGTTGCTGCCCGATTAGCTCCAGCTGGAATTCGGACTGAACCTATTGATGGTCTTGACTATGCGCAAAGCTGCGATGAGTTACTGGGAGCAATCTCATCTCAGCGGTTGGCTCATTCGGGACAAGATGAGCTGACTAAACATTGCCTAGCCGCCGTTAAACTACCTTTCGGCGACGGCGGTTGGGTAATGGGTCGTAAAGTCTCAAATGCAATTATTACTGGTGCTATTGCTTCGGCTTTAGCAACGCACTACGCCACAAAAGCTAATGATGGTGTTGATATTGTAATTGTGTAGCACATATCCCCTACAATTTAGCGGTAATGGGTGCTATTAGAGATTTCTTCTTTCCGACAGTTAACGCATCACAAAAGATTGACGTTACTGCCGCGCTAACTCCCGTACAGATACAGGATCAGATTTATAACATTCTTGGCGGAGCTACAAATACAACTCGCGCAATGGCGATGAGTGTGCCCTCAGTTGCTCGCGCTAGAAATATCATTTGCGGCACAATCGGTTCATTACCTTTAACAACTTTTAATCGCATTACTGGCGCTTATGTAGATCCGCATCGCGTTATTAACCAACCAGATCCTAGAGTTGCTGGTTTTGTAATTTATAATTGGCTCGCTGAAGATATTTGGTTGTATGGCGTCGGTTATGGACAAGTTTTAGAAATGTATGCTGCTACTGATGGCGGCCGCGTTCGCGCTTGGACTCGCGTTAGCCCAGATCGCGTAACAGTTGAAACTAATTCTCAAAATACCGAAATCACAGGTTATCGAGTTGATGGTAAAGCTGTGCCGATGAATGGTGTCGGTTCAATTATTCGTTTTGATGGCCCAGATGAGGGATTACTTCACAGAGCTGGCAAAACAATTTCAGCAGCAGTATTTCTAGAAAATGCAGCCGTTAATTACGCTAAAGAACCCGCGCCATCAATGGTTATCAAATCTAATGGCACAAATTTAACAGCTGAAAGAATTTCATCACTTTTAAGCGCTTGGAAAACTGCTCGTCAAACTCGCTCGACCGCTTTTCTTAATGCTGACGTTGATCTCAAAGAATTTGGTTTTGATCCTAAGTCATTACAACTTGCGGAAGCCCGTCAATACGTCGCGCTCGAACTAGCTCGCGCTTGTGGCATCCCTGCTTACTTTTTGAGCGCCGAAGCTACTTCAATGACTTATTCCAACGCGGTATCAGAGCGGCGCTCATTAGTCGATTTCTCACTTCGCCCAATACTTAAGGCAATTGAGGAAAGGTTGTCTTTGCCGGACTTTGTCCCTAATCCAGTAATGACTCGCTTCGCACTTGACGATTTTCTTCGCGGCAACGCTTTAGAACGCGCTCAAGTGTATGAAATCTTAAATCGTATCGGCGCGATGAGCGTTGAGCAGATTCAACGAGAGGAAGATTTAATTCCAAATGAAAATTAATATGCCGATGGTCGTAACCGCTGCCGACACAATTAAGCGCACAATAAGCGGAACTATTGTTACTTGGAATGAGCAGGGCAACACTTCCGTTGGGCCAACTGTTTTCGCAGCTGACTCAATTGAAATGAAGCCAGTCAAATTGCTATTGGAGCACGACCGGACCCGTCCAATCGGCAAAATGGTCGCTCACGAAGTAACCAAAGATGGAATTGTGGCCACTTTCAAAATTGCCAACACTATGGCTGGAGAAGATGCTTTAATCGAAGCCACCGAAGGATTAAGAGATGGTTTTAGCGTTGGTGCACAAATTAACGAATGGGTAAACAATAAAGGCGTTATGCAAATTACAAGCGCCACCCTTGACGAGGTTTCATTAGTAACTGATCCAGCTATCGACTCAGCTCGCGTTAGCGAAGTCGCTGCATCAGAAAACGAAGCACCTAAAGAAGATTCTGCTGCGGCGACCGCTGAAGCAGACAAACCAACCGAAGGAGACCAAGTGTCAGACACTACCGCTCCTGCTCCTGCCGTAGAAGAAGCGGTAGAAGCAGCTAAGGTGGAAGCCGCTGCGCCAAAACCAGCGTTCTACACCGCACCTCGCCTTGAGTTCACAAAGGCAAAATATCTAGAGAACAGCATCCGCGCCGCACTTGGCGATGACGATGCTCGTTCATATCTTCGCGCTGCTGACAACACAACAGACAACGCAGGATTTATTCCAACTCCACAAAGCACAACTTTAATCAATGGCGTCGCTAATGGCGATCGCGGATTTATCGATGCTCTCTCACGCGAAACCCTCGCGGCTTCCGGGATGACCTTCGAATTGCCTCGCATCAACACCGCGCCAACTGTGGCTTTGACAAATGAAGAAGGCACACCTTCCGAGACAGATATGGGAACTGCTTTTATTTCCGTTGATGTCAAGAAGTTCGCTGGACAACAGACTGTAAGCGTAGAACTTATTGATCGTTCTAGCCCTGCGTTCTTTACTGAACTCGTCCGTCAAATGGAGTTCGCATATGCAAAGGCAACTGACGCTTATGCAGTAACTCGCGCATCTGCAACTGCTTCCGCATCAACCGCTAAGGCTGGCGCAACAGCAGCTAACTACCTCGCTTTCTTTGCTAACGCTGCAAAGAACGTTTACACAGGATCGCTCGGCTTTGCTCGCAACGTCGTAGTATCTCCAGACGTATGGGCGGAAATTATGGGATTGAACGACAATGGTCGCCCAATTTACATCGCTTCCAACCCATCAAACGCAGGTGGCGCACTTTCTCCACTTTCCGTTCGCGGTAACGTAGCTGGTCTCGACCTCTATGTATCTCGCTCACTTTCCGGAACTGGTGACGGATCAATTTACGTCATTAACCCAGACGCGCTTACATTCTACGAAAGCCCACGTCTAACACTTCAGACAAACGTCATCGCAAGCGGCCAAATCTCCGTAATGTATTACGGCTATGCGGCAGTAGCTCCGAAGCTTCCCGGTGGCTACACAGCTAACGACAACGCTTAGTAATAGTTAGGCCCTGTCCGCTCCCGAGCAGGGCTTAACCCCTTAGAACGAAAGGAAGGCGAGATGCCAACAATAGTTACGGCCACAGAGCTAAGAACCATTCTTGGCGTCTCGTCTGCCCTTTATTCAGACGCTTATTTAAACGACATTGTGGATACAAGCGAAAACTTAATTTTGCCAATGCTCGTTACATTTCAAAGCAAAATTAATAAAGTTAAACTAGAAGACAATGTGGCTTATTTTGAAACCGCCACAATTCACGAATTTACTCAAGGCCAATCTGTCATTATTACTGGATGCGGATCTCCTTTTAATGGTACTCACACAGTAACCGACGACGAAATTACCGACTATGTATTTACTGTCGCAATCACAAATGCTGACATATTGGAAAAGAACATTATCCCAGCAGGAAACGCTGCTCTGTCTGGCCTCTCAACCTATGTCGGAAACCCTAACGTCGAATCTGCTGTATTGGCAATCTCTGTGAAAATCTTCCAAGCCCGAACAGCTGCCGGTGGATCAATCGAAGGAATCGACTTCGCAGTAACACCTTATCGCCTTTCCAAAAATCTTCTTGCAAAAGTGACTGGTCTTTTAGGGCCATACCTTGATGTTGAAACTATGGTGGGTTAATGCCCAGCATTGCAACAGACGTTAGAGGCGCAATCAAAACAGCTTTATCAACTGTTAGCGCCAATATTTACGACTCAGTTCCAGAATCACCTATCGTTCCAGCTGTCGTAATCGTTCCAGATTCGCCATATATGGAATTGGACGTAATTGGCAAAGTCACAACAAGAGTTAAATTAAATTACACAATTACCGCTTGCGTTGCATATTTTTCAAACGCAGCAGCTCTAGACAACTTAGAGCAATTAGTTATGAGTATTCTTGGAAAGTTAAACGCTTCCAAGTATGAGTTATCGGTGGTCGAAAGACCTACAATAACTGAAGTGGGAACGACAACCCTGCTCGTTTCCGATATTCGCTTGAGCGTCCGCTACGAGCAAACCGCATAGGAGACCTGAATGACAACAATTATCACAGGGCGCGATGTGACCTTCACACTTGACACGAAGCCATATGACGCTCAGACAACTTCAGCAACCTTGTCGGCCGAAACCATCATCGAGACCTACCAGACTCTTGATGGACGCGCTTACAAGTCAGTTGATAAGCAATGGACTTTCACCGTTGAACTTTTACAGGATTGGGGCGCGTCTGGCGCACACGGATCTTTGTTTGAGTCAATGTGGGCTAACGCAGAAACAGCACCTAACACAACAGTTGCAGTTTCATTTACCGCCGCATCAGGCGCGACATTTAGCTTTAACGTATTGCCAATTTTCCCAAGCGCAGGTGGAGCAGCTCCCGGAGCACTCACCGACACTTGGACTTTGACAGTC